ATCACTGACGATAACTTGCAGTGGTTTTTAGCAGGCAATATCAACACCGTGACTGATACAGCCGACACAGGAGTCGAGGAGGATATTGCACTTATCAAAGGCAAGTATGCGTTCATTGGCGATACACTCAACAAGCCAACAGGCGACAGAAATATCACGATTAATTCTGTTACTCACAAGGCAGGCGGAACTGCCAGCGCAAGGGCGAATACCACTGCGTATACTTTGAACACGGTTATCGTCCCAGCAGTTGCTAATAATCACGCTTACATTTGTACAGTGGCGGGAACATCTGGCGCCGCCGCTTTTGTAAGTGGCGCTATTGCCGCAACGGCATCAATGTACGGATTAGAAACCTTTGACGCCATGAGCGTGCTGTTCTTTGGCACTACTGATGGGGCAATCTGCTGCGGCTATCGCACCACTTCAAGCGAGTTGCTCTACTTAAACACTGACCTCTACGACATCGGAGATGGCGAGTGGTGGGCGGATTGGTGGGACTAGAACCTGCGCCCAGAGGTAAAGTAGAAGGAATTGCCGCTTAGGTCTGCTGCGTAGACTAAGGCGTCAACAAGGTCATCGTGTTCGCCGTTTGGAAACGACAACATCTCGTGCTCCAGGCTGTCAATTCCAGGGGCCCCGTTGAGGTGAAACACCTTCCCCGCTTCGTATCTTGCAGCAAGTGCGCGGCTTCTGCTTACCTTATCTTTGTCTGGTCTAATGGCTCGCGCTGGCAGACTAGTCGTCCCTAGAATCTCTCGAACAAATGTGCTCTGGTGCTGTACCGCCTCAATGTTTAGAGACTCAATAAAGCGAGGCTCCTCCGCCTCGTAATTTAGTCCGCGCAGGCTTAGCATGCGTTGCGGCCAAAGAATCTTTGGGCCCTTAGAGCTCCCAATATCACCGTTGCGCTTAATGCCTGTCAGCCATTCTTGGTGCCCCTCGTTGATGCGCTCTTTCCAGGCGCCAACTACATACAAATTGTGGTCGTCATCTTCAAGAACTTCTACTGCGGTCGTATAGTCGCTCCGCTCGCTAACCGATGACGCAAGGTCAACCCCAACGCGCCTAGCCCCTTCCGGTAGCTTGTCAGTGCGTTGAAACCATTCGTAGCGAAAGATATTTCCACCCATAGAAGTAACGTCGTTTTGGAATTGCAACATGAAAATAGGCGTACCGAGTTCTTCTTTTTTCTGTTCTAGCGCCTCTACGGTGTACATTTCTGGCCATAGCGGTTTGCCATCTTCAAGTGCTCGTCGCTGATACTCTTTAATTCCTTTGCGCATAAGCTCCGCGTAGAAGTCATCTTCATGCCAACGCGTTCCGACGTACCACTTCTTTGATCCGGGCACAAGCATTGGGTCAACAACCTGCCAGTATGTGTCAGATGCTTTCTGACGCTGCATGGCAGTGGCGTTCTCTTTCATGCCCACCATGTCGTCAGCAAACAAAAGGTCAAGGCGGGCGCCAGGCTTAATAGAGCCTAGCCCGTCGGCAAAACAGGTTGCATCTTTGCCCATGTTGACCCCTTTTATGGTCCAGGTTTCATCAGTCCACTTGTTGCCAACCACTCCGTTAGCGGCCCAAGGAAAAACCTCGGCAAACAAAGGGCTTTCGATCAAGGTTTTTATTGCCCTGGATCGAGAAAGTGAGTCAGCAAGAACGGCAGTAAGAATGCCTATGCGAATATTCCCTTGCGTCATGCCAATAATGCGCGCAGCGCGGAAGATCAATGCTGTAGTTTTTGCATGACCACGAGGCATGAGCACAAGGGCTCGATCATGGGTGTCCATAAACTTTTCCATGTCCCGCAAGTGTCGCGGAAATACTAGGCCGCTCATGTATTCAGCAAATGCGGCGTCTGATACGGCGGCTTTTTTCCTTAGCCACTCTCGGTATTCGCTATTACTTATGCTCAGGTTCAATTTCTATTGCCTTGCCCTCAATGGGCTCTTCTTTCATTGCCTCAGCCCAAGCTTGAAGGCGTGCCGCCAACTGCTCTCTGGGTAAGGTGTCAATCTCATGTGGCACTGCTGAAAGCTGGATGGCCGCGCCGTCCTTGCCAGTAATCTCTGTCCGATCAGGCTCGTAAGCGCCGGTCAATCTTGCAATGCGGTCAATAACTTCTAGCTGAATTTTTAAAAATTGAGCTTCGTTGCTAGTGCCCTTTGCCCTTGCGGCCGCTGCGGCTGCCATCTTAGAGACCAAGTTGGCCCGCTCAATGAGCTCTCCCTTATTTGTGGCGGGATCTGGGTTTGGGTCAACCCATGATTTCTTAATGACGTAGCTGTGCTTGCGCACCGTTTCCTCGCTCAAATTAACAATTCCTGCTATTTCAGACAAGGAAACACCTTGGAGCATCAACATTTTAATGCGCTCCCGGAGTGCTGCTAGTTGTTCTGCCGGCATGCGGCCTGGTCTTGCCATGTAACAATGATAACATACCAATCGTAGAAACTACCGTTCTGGTCATTTATCTGCCTACAGCATAAAATGCGCCCAAGGGGGATTCCTATGTCTACAACTTATGACATTACTGCCGAGCAGGGAAGCTATTTAACTATTAGCTTGGTGTACCGCGACGCGTCCAACAACCTTGTGGACCTTACGGGCGCTACCGCCGCTATGCACGTGCGCCGCAGGCAGGGTGCACAAGAGGCATTCTTGCGACTGTCCAGCTCCAACGGAACCACAACCGGCATAGTGCTTGGCACAACAAACGGCGCAGTCACCGTATATGTTTCCGACGAGGCGCTAAGCCTTATTGCGCCGGGAACGTATGTCTACGACCTGGAGGTCAATCCCGTCGGCGGGGCCATGACTAAGCTTATCTCTGGATTGTTTACGGTCACGGGAGAAGTTACGAGATGACCGTTGAGGTTACTGAGCAGGCTAAAACTGTCAATGTAACGCAGCAAAGCAATAGCGTTACGGCCACAACCAATCCAGTTTCCGTATCCGTAAACACGCCAACGTTGACGGTCACGACCGCCTCTGGCGGCACTGTTCAGGGGCTTCAGGGGCCAGCCGGACCACAGGGGGCAACAGGCCCGCAGGGTCCAACGGGTGCCACGGGTGCCACCGGAGCTACGGGCGCTACTGGCCCGCAGGGGCCACAAGGCATCCAAGGAGAGACCGGAGCCACTGGTGCTACCGGAGCCACTGGTGCTACCGGCCCGCAAGGCCCGCAGGGTAGCGGGGCATCTCACTCAACATATACGCACACGCAAAACTCCGCCTCGGCAACCTGGACTATTGCGCACAACCTGTCTTGCTTCCCATCTGTCGAGGTGGTTGACAGTGCAGGAACGCTGGTAGTTGGCGACATTACCTACATAGACAATAATACTCTTACTGTGCAATTTGTTGCCGCTTTTGGCGGTAAAGCGTATCTAAACTGAGGAGAGCAACATGAAATTCTTAACCGTACTAGACCTGCAGAAAAATGAATTGCAGAATGCTGTCATCCAAAACCTTGCCACCGACCCAGCATCCCCCGTTCAGGGACAGATTTACTACAACACCGCCTCTGACGCGGTAAAGGTTTATGACGGATCAGCGTGGATTACCCTTGCTACCGGTGGCGGAACCGTTACTTCGGTAACCGCTTCAAGCCCGCTTGCTTCATCTGGCGGCAACACGCCAAACATCACCATTCAAGATGGAACAACCACGCAGAAGGGCGCTGTTCAGCTTGAAAACTCGTACAGCAGCACATCTACCACTACGGCTGCTGTTCCAGCGGCGGTCAAGGCTGCATACGACCTTGCCGCAGGCAAGGCAAGCACCTCAAATAAGCTGAGCGACTTTGCTGCAACCTCGTCTTCTGAGCTCGCTGGCGTTATTTCCGACGAGACCGGCACGGGATCGCTGGTCTTTGCCAATAGCCCAACGTTGGTTACCCCCGCCCTTGGCACGCCTTCAAGTGTCACGCTTACCAACGCAACTGGCTTGCCGATTAGCACAGGTGTTTCCGGACTTGGAACCGGCGTCGCCACGTTCCTTGCCACGCCATCTTCTGCAAACCTTGCCAGCGCTGTAACTGGAGAAACTGGCAGCGGCGCGCTCGTCTTTGGCACAAGCCCAACGATTGACGGCGTAACCCTTACAGCAACCGCAAGCACCCCAGTCATTCACGGCATCCTTCTTCCGGCCGGGTTTACCAAGACCCCCTTCGACGA